TCGTCATTGGCCCCTGATCCACGGTGCATGTGACATATACCGTTGATATTATTACGAGAAATGATTATTGGTAAGTGACATGGATAAAGATTTTCTAGCTTTGTGCCAGGAAGCGCTTGATGCGGTAGATCAAGAGGGTAGTGTAAGCGCAGCGGCACGTTTTCTAGACACACCTGTTGGGACTGTGCGTAATAGATGGAAGCGCGCGCGGGAGAGCGAGCTTGTTTCGCGGCCAGCGTCTGTGGAGTCCGATTTCGATCTTCCTGTTTTTGATGACGACGATCTTTCTGCGCCCGAGATTTTGGATCACATGGAGCGTCGGTTTGAGAAGAAGCTGGCGTATGAGCAGTCTCAGAGGTGGTTTCCGATAAGGATCCGGTCTGACGAGCCGGTAGGATTGGCTGTGGTTGGGGATCCACATTTGGGGCAGAGTTGCAACATTCCTTTATTGAGGCGGGATGTAAAGATCATGTCGGAGACGGAAGGCATGATGGCGATTAACATTGGTGATACGGCGGACAACTGGAGTTACGGGAGGTTACTTCAGCTTTATTCGGAGGAGGACATTTCGCGGCCCACGGAGCAGCGTTTATCGCGATGGTTTTTGAGGGATGCGAAGATACCGTGGATTTTATGGTTGCACGGGAATCATGAGATGATGCATTCGGAGTTTTCGACGTACTTACGGACGATAAACGTGGAACAGATTCCCATGATCGAGTGGCGTGCCAGGTTCAAGTTGGTTTTTCCTTCTTTGGAGATCAAGATTGACGCGGCGCACGACCATAAGGGATCCAGCATATACAATATTATGCACGGACAGAAGCGTGCGGCGTTATGGGACGAGGATGCGGACATATACGTGGCCGGTCATCGGCACACGTGGGGTTTATCCACGGAGGAGATGGACGATGGCCGGGTGGTTTTCTTTGGCCGCGCCAGGGGGTATAAGTTTTTGGATCGGTATGCTGTGCGGCATGGTTATCATAATGACAAGTATGGGTCTACTGTACTGTTTGTAATAGATCCGAAGGACAGGAATCCGGCATCTCGCATACATTCCTTTGTGGATTTGGAGCAGGGTGCGGAGTATTTGGAGTGGAAGCGTGCTAAACGCGCCTGACGAGGTCATTCGCGAGATATTAGCGCTGGAGCAAGCCCGCAAGACGCTTTCGCTTCGCGGTAAGGTTCAGGACTCGTTCATGCTGTTTGTAAAGCATGTTTACGACGGGTTTATCGAGGGGTCTCATCACAAACAGGTAGCGGAACTGTTCGAGGGATTGGCCAAGAACCGTGGTTCACGGATCATCATCAATTTGCCGCCTCGTCATACCAAGTCGGATTTCGCTTCTTATTTACTGCCGGCGTGGCTTATCGGCAAGAATCCGCAATTAAAAATCATTCAGACGACACACACGGCGGAACTGGCGGTACGTTTCGGTCGCAAGGTCCGCAATCTCATGGAGACGGATACTTACCGGGAGGTATTTCCCGATGTGGATTTACGCGCTGATTCCAAGGCTGCTGGCCGTTGGGACACGGGGCAAGGCGGCGAGTATTACGCGGCTGGTGTGGGAGGTGCGATTACGGGTCGCGGTGCAGATCTTCTTATTATCGACGATCCGCATTCGGAGCAAGATGCGCTTTCTGAGAGTGCGATGGAACATGCGTATGAGTGGTACACGTCAGGACCGAGGCAAAGGCTTCAGCCGGGAGGATCCATTGTCATAGTTATGACCCGGTGGTCCTTGAAGGATCTGACGGGAAAGCTCATCAAGTCCCAGGCGTCGGATATCATGGCGGATCAGTGGGAGCTCATAGAGTTCCCGGCCATATTGCCGTCCGGCAACGTACTGTGGCCGGAATTCTGGAACAAGGACGAGTTNCTCAGGGTCAAGGCTTCGTTGTCCTTGAGCAAGTGGAATGCGCAATGGCAGCAGAATCCCACGGCGGATGAGGGGGCGATAATAAAGAAGGAGTGGTGGAACAAGTGGGAGAAGGAAGACATACCTCCTGTCAGTTACATCATGCAGAGTTACGATACGGCGTTTTCCAAGAAGGAGACGGCGGATTATTCGGCCATTACCACNTGGGGAGTATTTCAGCCCGAGGAGGGCGGCGCCGATCATTTGATACTCATGGATGCGAAGCGCGGACGGTGGGATTTTCCAGAACTCAAGTCTCAGGCCATGCAGGAGTACGAGTACTGGGAGCCGGATATGGTTTTGATCGAGGCAAAGGCCACTGGAACACCGCTCACGGACGAGTTAAGGACGATGGGTATACCGGTGGTGAACTATACGCCGTCCAAGGGCAAGGATAAGCACACCAGGATGCATATGGTGGCGCCGATTTTCGAGTCAGGCAAGGTTTGGGCACCGGAAAAGAAGTTTTCCGAGGAGGTTATTGAGGAGTGCGCGGCATTTCCCAATGGCGATTATGACGATTACTGCGACAGTATGAGCATGGCTTTAATAAGATATCGTAAGGGGGGTTTTCTTCGTCTTGACAGTGACGAAAAAGACGAAGAACCTGTATATAAGACCCAACCCCGCCAGTTTTACTAGGAGGCTTTAATGCTTAAATGGGCTATGGGACGTGTGCGTGAACCTTCCACCTATGCGGCAATTGGTGTTGCAGTTGTGGGTGTCAGTATTTTAATAGATCAGCCATATTTAGTTATAGCTGGTATTGCAGTGGCCGTTCTTGCCTTTGTTTTGAAGGAAAAGGGCGTATACTAATTTTTGGGCACCCCCAGGGCCAAAATCCTGGGGGTGTAAGGCTGGAGATTAAGGGATGAAGTCTTTTTATAAGATTGCAGCCGTATTTATTGTAGCTCTGACTTTTTCGGCAGCGGTTTTAGCTAATCCGAAGCAAAGTGGGATGGTTCCGGAACAGGAGCATTTGGAAATGCTCTATCCCACTGTTCTTGTTAGGGTGGGGAGTGGTTCAGGGTCCGGGACTGTTATTTATTCCAAACAGAATGAAGATCGAGAATACGAAAGTTTCATTCTCACTAATTGGCATGTCGTTAAGGGTTATGTGAAACTTTCAAAAGTTTGGAGTTCTGAGAAGAAAGAGCATGTAGAGACCGAGACACGCAGACCAGTCAACGTGGATCTTTGGGAATATAATAATTTCAGCACAGCGGTAGGCACTATTGGCAGACTGGGGCATATAAAAGCTTACGACAAAAGCCGTGATTTGGCGCTTTTGCAGATTTCCGATACGGAACGCAAAATGCCATATGTCGCTATGCTTTATCCGGAAGATCTAGATGAAGGTCCGTGGATTTTCCAAACCGTATATGCGGTAGGGGCGGGACTTGGGAAACCGCCTTTCCCGACAATGGGACTGTTGGCTGGATATGGTAGGGATCAGGATGGCAATTCGCTATACCTCTCAACCTCCCCGATTATCTACGGAAATTCTGGCGGCTCTCTCTATGTATACTCTCCGCGCAACCACTATGAGTTGATTGGGGTGCCGTCTATGGTATCGGCATACGGGTGGGGAAGCGTTGTAAGTCATATGGCGTGGTCTCGTCCTATCTCAGAGATACGCTTATTCTTGAGAGATTCAGGTTATGGCGTGAAAATTCTAGGGGATGAGCCAGAGCCGGATCCTGAAGAGGAAACAGAAGATGCTGGCTAGTCTTATTCCAGCGCTACTTCCCATTGTAGGGGATGTTCTGGATAGGTTCTTCCCGAACAAGGAAGAGAAGGAAAAGGCAACCAGAGAGATCGAGGCGAAGCTTACCGAGCATCTCGCTTCCATAGATTTAGCTCAATTAGAGGTAAATAAGGCTGAAGCGGGCCATAAATCCATGTTTATTGCCGGATGGCGTCCATTCGTTGGCTGGACATGCGGGCTTGCTTTGTTCTACACATACCTGATTCAACCAATAGCTATTTTTATCATGGGACAAACAGGGACCCTGGTTCATCTTCCAGAGATTGATCTGGGTACAATGATGCCTGTCTTACTTGGGATGCTCGGATTGGGTGGTCTCAGAAGCTGGGAAAAGTGGAAAAAGGTAGCTAGATAATGGCAAGAGGACAAACGTCTTTACTGGATAACGCAATCCCTTCGCAGGGAATGCCTCTGGGCGGATTGACCGACGAGGAGATTGAGGTCGAGCAAATTCAAGAACCAACGGAGATGTTGGAACAGGAAGATGGTTCCGTCGTTCTTAACTTTGAGGACGCTATTCAGGAACAGCTTCAAGCAGAGCCTGATGCCAATCTGGCGGAAATTCTCGATGAGAGGGTTCTCATGGATATTTCCAGCGAACTTGTTGGGCTTTACAAGGAAGACAGGAGTGGCCGGCAAGATTGGGAAGATTCCTATAAGGATGGTCTGGATTTACTAGGACTAAAATACGAGGAGCGTGAGCAGCCTTTCCGTGGATCGAGTGGCGTAACACATCCTCTTATTGCCGAAGCCGTTACTCAATTTCAGGCGCAAGCCTATAAGGAACTTCTGCCCAGTTCAGGGCCGGTAAGAACACAAATCGTCGGTATAGCAACTCCAGAGATTGAAGCGCAGTCGAAACGTATTCAAGAGTTCATGAATTATCAGATTACCCATGTCATGGAGGAATACGATCCTGAGATGGATCGTCTGCTGTTTTATCTTCCTCTTGCCGGCAGTGCGTTCAAGAAGATTTATTTTGATGATATTCTGGATAGAGCGGTTTCGAGGTTTGTTCCTGCGGATGATTTAGTTGTTCCTTATAATGCCACGGATCTGGCATCGGCATCCCGTGTAGTTCATGTCATACGCATGAGCGATAACGATATCCGCAAGTTTCAGGCTGGAGGGTTTTATCGCGAAATAGATCTTGTCCCTTATGAACAAGACGACGAGGTTCGCGAAAAAGAACGAGAGATCTCGGGAATACACAAGACTCTGGACGATCAGGACTGTACGCTTTTGGAGATTCATACCGAGTTGGATCTTCCCGGATTTGAGCATGTAAGTCCGTTGGACGGCGAACAGACGGGGATCAAGCTTCCTTATATCGTAACGATAGATGAAGGTAGCGCTAAGATCTTATCCATTCGCCGTAATTGGCAAGAGGGAGATGATCTTTACAGGAAGCTTCAATATTTCGCCCACTACAAGTTTCTTCCTGGGCTTGGGTTCTATGGTTTCGGCCTGTTGCACATGATTGGGGGCTTGGGTCGTTCGGCAACCTCTATTCTAAGGCAGTTAATCGATGCTGGAACACTTGCTAATCTTCCCGCTGGCTTTAAAGCTCGCGGTATTCGCATCCGTGATGCTGACGAGCCTTTGTCTCCTGGTGAGTTTCGCGATATTGATGTTCCCGGTGGAGCTCTTCGGGAAAGTATTCTTCCGTTGCCGTACAAGGAGCCAAGCCAAACATTAATGGCTCTTCTTGGGTTTGTCGTTGATGCTGGGCGCCGTTTTGCGGCAATTACGGACATACAAGTTGGAGATGGAAATCAACAAGCCGCTGTAGGAACAACGGTAGCGCTTCTCGAACGTGGCTCAAAGGTCATGTCGGCGATTCATAAGCGCCTGTATTACGCGCAAAAACAAGAATTTCGGATGTTAAGCAAGGTTTTTGCCGAATCTCTGCCGCCAGAGTACCCTTATAACGTCTGGGGCGCAGAGGCTCTGATCAAACAGGCTGATTTTGACGAGCGCGTCGATGTCATTCCTGTATCCGATCCAAATATCTTTTCGATGTCGCAAAGACTGGCTTTGGCGCAGACACAGCTACAATTAGCGCAATCAAATCCGCAGATGCACAATCTTTATGAAGCATATCGGCGAATTTATGAAGCGATAGGGGTACAAAACATAGAAGCTCTTTTGCCGCCGCCTCAACCGCCGCAGCCCATAGATCCGGCAATCGAGAACGCGCGTTCTATTATTCAGGAGACTTTACAGGCTTTTCCGACACAGG